ATTGTCGCAGAGGCGAATGAGGCCGCATAATGACATTCTACGTCAAGCAAAACGACACCAGCCCTGCGATGCTTGCCACGCTGCAAGATGCTGATGGCAACGCAATCAACCTGACGGCTGCATCTGTGCGCTTTCACATGCGCCTGGTCGGCGGTGGGCAGGTCGTCGTTGACGAGGCGGCGACGATTGTTACGCCGCTCGAAGGCTTGGTGCGCTATAACTGGATTGCGGCTGATACCGACACCATCGGTTCGTATCAAGCCGAGTTCGAAGTCACCTACGCTGATGCCAGCATCGAGACCTTCCCCAACGATGGATATATCCGCGTTGAAATCATAGACGACATCACTTGAGGCGCGGCGATGGATGTAATCAACACGATCATGCAGTGGGTGGTCGCCCCGGTGGCGGCTTTTGTCTGGCTGCTGCACAGTCGCTCACAAGCCCAGCAAACCGAGATCGCGGTTTTGCGGGCTATGCAGGAAGCCAATAAAGAATTCCACGACCGCGAGTTCAAGGAACTGCGCGACACGCTCAAGACAATAAACGCCAAACTTGACAGCATCGAGCAGGCAATGCGGAAGTGATGCTGTGGACCCGATCACAGTCATAGCCACTGCCAGCGCGGCCTATAACGCGCTGAAGAAGGGCATCGCGGTCGGGCGAGAATTGCAGGACATGGGAAGCCAGCTTGCCACTTGGGCAGGCGCTGTGTCGGACCTAGAGTTCCTTTCCAAGAAGGCCGAAAACCCGCCGTGGTATAAGGCATTCGGCAGCACTGCGCAGGCAGAGGCGATTGAAATCTTCGCGGCCAAAAAGCGCATCCAAGCCCAGCGCGATGAATTGCGCACCTTCATTCAATTTAGCTACGGCCAAGATGCTTGGGAGGAACTGCTGCGCATTGAGGCGCAGGTGCGCAAGCAGAAGGCGGCAACCGATCACCGCAAGGCAGAGATCAAGGAAACCATTATCACTACGATCCTCGTCATCCTTGTGCTGGCTGGCGGCATCGCGGGTCTCGCGCTCTTGGCATTCATCCTCTGGTATGCGAGCCAAAAATGAACGAATTTATCCCCGACAAGCGAGCCTACCAATCCAACCGCCGCCGGATGGCTTGGGCGGCTCTGAGCATGATGATCGTCTGCACGGCTGCGGTTCTGATCGACCCGGCCCGAATGGCGCAGGCCGATAGCATCCTAATGATGATGTATGGCTCGCTCAGTGCCTTGGTGGGCGCTTACTTCGGCTTCGCCAACATGGGCGCGCAGTCACCGCCACAGCGCCGGGACCATGACGAATGCGAGCGCTGATCATAATAATGTTACTGTCGTCGTGTAGCGGCCTGCCATTAGGAATGCTTGGCGGTGGCACCAACGTGGCGGCTAACACGCAGATCGGGCGGGAGAATAGGCAGACGGCGGTCGCCTTCGAGGAACGCGTCGAGGCTGGCCGCGATGTCGTGCAGAAGGAAGTTGAGACCGATCAGGTCGAGAACCTCACCATCAACAATCAGGACATCCCGCCGTGGGTGCTGCTGGTCGCTCTGATCGGCTGGCTACTGCCAACGCCAATGCAGATGGGTAACGCCATCGGCGAGGCATTGATGAAACCTTTCAGGAGAAAGACATGACGTTCAAACTTTCACAGCGCTCGCTCGACAAGCTGGAAGGCGTAGACAAGCGCCTCGTCGCCGTCGTCAAGCACGCCATCACTGTCACCAAGGTAGACTTCGGCGTCATCTGCGGCCTGCGCACCATCGAGGAGCAGCGCGAACTGGTCGCCAAGGGTGCCAGCCAGACGCTTAAGAGCAAGCATCTGGACGGCCTTGCTGTCGATCTCATGGCTTTCGTAGGCTCGAGAGGGTCATGGGAACTGAACCTCTACGACGACATCGCGGACGCCATGAAGGAAGGCGCGAAGATTGTCAACGTTCCGATCCGCTGGGGCGCGGCATGGCATATCAACGACATCGGTGATTGGCGCGGCACGATGGAAGAGGCGATGAACGAATACATCGACACGCGCCGCCGTCAGGGCAAGCGCCCGTTCATCGATGCGCCGCACTTCGAACTGATGGTCTAATATGGCTGATGTCATCAAGCTGCATCCCGCAGCCGATCCAGATGAGGTGATCCGGCAGGCCCTCGGCGTCTACGAAAGCGTCGTCATCCTTGGCTGGACGAAGGATGAAACGTTTAGCGGGCGATCAAGTCTAAACCTGTCGGCTGGCGAGGCAATGTTGCTGGTCGAACTTTTCAAATCGGCTGTCTTGCAGGAGGCCGTTGAATAGACCGCGCGGCGGTCGGAGGTGCTACCATGGGCGAAAACAAGGGCTACACTGCCGAGGATTACAAAGCGGTTTACGACCGCACTGGCTCCTATGTTGCCACAGCCAAGGAACTCAATGTCAACGAAAGCACAGTGCGGCGTGCGATCAAGGACATGCAGCTTCGCGATCCAGCAATGCAAGGCGCGATGGATGCTGTCGGCACTGGGCTGGTGCCATCGCTGGCGTGGATCAAAACCAAGGCCACGGCTGATGCGCCGGGATACTCGGTGATGCTCAAGCCCGCTGACGAGCCACCAGAGGCCACGGCTGATCGGATCAAGGCCGCGCTGGCCGATATTGATGCGCTGCCAGAGGTGTCTGCACCATCCTACGTCGAGGCCGATCTCTGCACGCTCTATCCCATTGCGGATGTGCATGTCGGGATGCGGGCGTGGGCGAAAGAAGTTGGCGAGGATTACGACACCGACCTTGCAAGCAAGCGGCTGCAATCTTGGATCGGGAAGTGCGTAGCGGCCTCACCAGCCTCGCACACGGCCATCGTGCTCGATGTTGGTGACCTAACCCATGCAGATGATGAAACGGCCCTGACGCCAAAATCTAAGCACTCTTTGGACGTAGACACGCGGCACTTCCGCACGCTGGACATGACCATTCAGGCGCTGGCCGTTTGCGTTGAATTGGCGCTTGCCAAGCACCAGCGGGTCATCGTGCGCATCCTCCCCGGCAACCACAACGTCAACAGCTACATGGCGGTGATGTTCGCGCTGGCCGAGCGGTTCCGCGACAACAGCCGCGTGAGCGTGCAGAAGGTGCCGGGCGAGTTTTTCGTGCATGAGTTCGGCAAGGTGCTGCTGGCCGCGCATCACGGCGACAAGGCCAAGGCGGATCGGCTGGTGCATTTCCTCGCAGACCAGTTTGCCGAGATGTGGGGGCGAACCAAGCACCGCTTCCTGTTCACCGGGCATCTGCATCACCACAAGGCGCAGGACATCGGCGGCGTGCAGTGGGAGCAACTACGCGCAGTTACACCGCGAGATGCGTTTGCGTTCAGCAACGCCTACACGGCGCGCGCCCAGTTGCAGGCCATCACATTTGATCGTAATCGTGGGGAAGTATCCCGCGTCAAGGTGAACGCATGACCAGATCAGAAATCTTAGAAATCGCTCACGGTTATATCACGCAGGATCGGGCGGCCACGCACGGTGGCGCAGAGGACTCGTTTGCCGATATTGCTGCAATGTGGAGCGTTTACCTTGAGCATCCTGTCGGCCCGGAAGATGTCTGCATGATGATGGTTCTCCTCAAAGCAGTGCGGTTTAAGAACAACCCGCAGCACGTTGACAATCCCATTGACGCGGCGGGGTATGCTGCGCTTGCAGGCGAGATTGCCACGCGCAAAGCTTAGATCAGCGGCGATCCTGTCTTAACGTCCCTGACGCCGTGGCGTTCTAAGTCACGCAGGATGTCGATCAGCGCCACGCGCAGGTTGCTGACGCTGTCGGCTTCGATAGGCACTGGGCGCTGCGTCCAGCCCTCGCCGCCATCGTGCATGGTGTAGAACTCGTGGATTGCGTAGAAGGCATCGCCGTTGTCATCAACGTGCTGCATAATCTGATATCGCCAGCTACTCATGTCTTTTCTCCCGGTTAAATGCTTCGTGATCTGGCGCAGGGCAAACTTGCGCTCGCCTGTCCAGTGCTTGTGTGCCTGCCAGATTTCGTCAGCGATCTGGCGGCGGTCACTCATCCCCGATCCTCCCCCTCCAAAAGTATATTTTGCAACGTGTCCCCAAATGACGAGATCGACGGGTAGCGTTTGTAGAAATCGGTAGCCGCCGCTGCGTTCAATGAGGCCACGCCGTTTTCCAGATCACCATAGACAGCGCTAGCCCATTCTTCTGAAATACGTTCCAGCTTGGCTTCCAGTTCCTCAATGATCTGCGCCTTGGCCTTGAGTTCACCTTCTCGTGCCAGCAGCTTGGCCTCTAGTTCCTTGATGCGGTCGGCCATAGCTTCTTTGTATCCGTCCTCAAAGCCCGCGTTCTCCAGCGCCGCCCGCACGATGGCCTCGGGCGAGGGGATTTCTTTCCATTTAGCCATGTTCAATCTCCTAACATCTGCGCCACCTTTGGCAGCAATTCAAAATCCGGCCCGTGTCGCTCCACCCACAACCGCTTGTCCGCGTGATAGCCGCTTGGCCCCTGATGACACGCCCAGCACAACGGGATGACACGCCAGTCACTGCGGGGCTGCTTGTCACATCGAACGTGGTGAGCCTGTGAGGGGGGCGGAGAGCCGCAAGCGATGCACGGGAGCATCTTGACCGCCGCCATGTGTTCCCACGCCCCTGCGGCCTTCTCTGCGGCTTTGTGAGCGCTTTTCTTGGCGCTTACTTTACGCATCGGCTTTTTAGACTTCAGGGGCTTGCTGCGTTTCATCTTTGATCCGGGTGCGGCTCCGACCACACCACCCCATGTCGATCTCCATATTCTTGGGCCACGGTTATCAGATCGGCAAACTGGCGCACTGATAGCCTGCTGCTGTGAAAGCCTACCGGAAATGGTTCCCCGTTCAAGCCCATCTCAAAGCGCGTGGCGTGGCCGCAGGCGTGCATCATTAGGCACTTCCATACCTCGGGCGTATGCGCTCGACCTTCGGGCTTGGCGCGCGAAATATCCGACAGCATGGCCCAGAAGCGGGCGTTCTGATCAAGATTGCGCGTGGCTTCCTTGATCGTCACGACCGCATCCAGCGGTGCGCGGCGTATGAGGTCACACGCCAGCGCCCGTTGGTCATCACCCCGGAGGATAACAGTCTGTGGCATCAATCCATCCCAAGCGCGTCAAGATAGACTTGCAGGATCGCCTCTTTCTCGGCGCGCTCATCGGGTGCCATTTTGCGCAGCTTGATGATCTCGCGCAGGATGGCGGTGTCGTATCCGCAGCCCTTGGCCTCGGCCAGCACTTCCTTCTGCTGATCGGCAATGTCCTGCTTTTCAGCCTCAAGCGTTTCGTAGCGCTCGATAAAGCTGCGAAGCTGGTCGGCGGTAATTTGATATTGATCGGTCATGCGGTCCTCGCTTTTAGTTGTTCGATCTTGGTTTCCATCTCGGAAATAAATGCCTGCACCTCGGTGACGATCTTTTCGGCCAGTTTCTCGTCAAACTCCACGCGGCTCACGAACATCTGCATGTCCACAGGCAAGCGCGGATCGAAGCTGACAAAGTCGCACCACTTGCGGTTAGTGCAGAGCATTTGAACGTGCATCTGCGTGACGTATTCGCTTGGCACTTTTCCGCCCAAAAGAGTTTTGATGTGGGTAGCAGTGTTGGGGCATTTGATCTCGATAAGCCCGTCGTCACCGATCAGCCCGTCAGGCGATGCGCCGAAGCCAGCAATCTCCGGGTGCAGGACAAAGCCAGTCTCCACCACAGTTGCGCCTGTGACGATCTCGTAGGCCATGCGCGCCTGCGGCTCGATGTCTGTTCCCCACTGCATCGCGGCAGAGGAAAAGCCGCCTTGCCGCTCGCCTGTCAGCCGTTCGCAAATCAACTCGGCCATGTAGTTGGCGTGGGATGCTGCGTAGCCGCTCTTGGTCTTGGCCATCAAATCGGCGGTGCGGGATGCTGTGACGCATCCCATCCGCGCTTCAAACCATTCTTCGGTGCGCTGTTCCATTATTCCGCTCCCAGCTTCTTGGTCAGCATCGCGATGGTTTGATCTGCCTGCTGGGCTGTCAGTTCGTGCAGGTCAGCAACCTTGAAGTAAGCGCACAGCTTGCCCTCGTCGCTGGCGGTGCGCTCGATCAGGTCGGTGATCTGCTGATATTGCTCTGCGCTGATCTTGGCTGGTGGTTGCTGGCGAGGTGCTGGCGAGATATGTTCCGCAACAGTTCCGTGATCGGGATCGTCTTTGTCGCCAGTCGGGATATTCAACAACCCGCGATAATACTGCTTGAGAATGTAGCTTTGCGCCGCGCCATATGCCTGCGGGCCAGAGCGGATCACCTCCACGTTGCGCCGCACTGTCGGCAGGTGCGCCCCTGACGCATGGTAGGTGGTGATCTGGTAGGTAATACTAACCCAGTGAGTGACGCCATACTTTCCGGGTTTTTCAATAAACTCTCGCTGATCTTCGTCAATGATGGTGACAAGCCCATTCGCCGCGCAGATTGGTCCTACCATTGCCATGAAGTCATCAATGCTGGCAAAATCATACTTTTGCTCTGCATTGCGGTTGTCTTTGGCAATCCGTTTGATTTCTCCCATCGCCTTTGCGACTGCTGAATAGATCGTCTGTTCGGTCATTGGTTCCGTTCCTTGTGTTGTGCCGCGTGGGCGATGAGCAGTTGCACGGCCAGCGTGCGGATGGCGTCAAGCTGGCCCTGCGTCATTGCAGGACCGCCTGCGCGATTGCCAGCGCATAAGGTGCGCCGAATACCATTGCAGCGATGCAGAGACCGCCGAGGATGTCGTCAAGCGTAAAGCGTATCATTTTGTTGCCTCATATTCTGCGACCCAGCTTTCAAAGCGCGTTACGACCGCAGCGCCGAACATCTCGGCAATCTCGTCTGCGGTGAAACTCTTGGTGCCGACTTGTAGGTTGGTCATCGTGGCGATGCAGATGTGGCCGTCAATCCCGCCAATGTCTGCGCTGTAATCTTCCTCGAACTCAATGCGCAGCGTGGCGATGCCAGAGATGCAGCCAGTCTCATCGCTGAAGTGGTCTTCGCTGTCGTGGTAGACGTATTCCATGTTGCGTTCCTAGCTGATGGGCTGATGCCCGTTGCGATGCTTGTTTTTCGCATGGGGCGAACGAGCGTTCAAGCGGAAAATGCGCTTGCAGCGAAAATATTCCCGCTTATACTGCGCCACATGGAACACTTGCAAACATACCTTAAGACCCACAAAGCCAAGCCGCTGGCCGAGGCCGTGGGCATTTCGCAGTCTTATCTGTCGGATATGAAAAAGGGCAATCGCACTCCATCGCTTCGGGTTGCGCTTGCCATCGAGGACGCTACCAATGGGGCTGTGCCTGCGCGCAGTTGGGTTGAGCCATGAGACCCGGCGACATGGATCAATGGGAGATCGAGAACGAGCGTGCATGGCGCGGCATGGTGCAGATGGGCATCGCGCTGGTTTTATTGCTGGCAGGGTCTATGCTGATCGGCATCGGTATCGGCTGGTTGATCTGGGGGATATGATGGACAAGAACCCGCTGCGCGACGATCCTCCCTCGCTGCGCGCGGAGGCGGCAGGGTCATCCTCCCTTGGCCCTGCCGCTGCCATAACAACGCTTGAGCGCGACATTCTGACTTGCATCGGTATTATCGGAACGACCGATGCTGACGATCTCAGCAACATGCTGGGCGAAAGCCCAAGGGCGGTGCAGAACGCGCTGATCAAGCTGGACGACGCCGGGTATGTCCTGATGCGGAACGGCTGGTATCGCTTGAGCGAAGCATACAGGACGGGCAGGTTATGACGACCGAGCGCGGCAAACAGCATGTGATCGACAGGTTACTCGCGGCGCGAAATATATCCGAACTTGCGGCGGTCTGGGCGAGCGTGGGAATACGCTACCAGCATGAACCGCAGATCAAGCAACTGAAAGAGCGCCTTAAAGCGCAAATGGAGGGAAAGAGATGAACGACACTATCGCTAAGCATTCGCTGCTATTCCGCGCCCATCAGGAGCGCCAAGACGCCATCCGCAGCCTTGAGCGCGTCAAGCGCAAGGGCGACACGCAGGCGATCAATCGGGCGCAGCGCCGGGTGGAGCAGGCCACGCATCGGCTGATGCA